GAACAAGTCCGCGTTCTCCACATGTCCTTCCCGCTCCAGCTTGGCGTATTGCGCGATCAGCTCACCGCGGATCGTGCTCGGCGTAATGATTGGCTGGCCTGCGCCGAAGCGAGTGCCATCATTGGCCAGTTTGTGCCGACCATACTTGCTGGTGATCACGCCCTGCAGGCGACGGATGATGAACGCCGACTGGTGCATGGTCTCGCTGTCCAAGTATGAGTTATCCGCTTGACCGAAGGCGTTCTTCTGGTACGTCGTGATCGAGCGCTGGATACGGACATAGCCCCCTTCGTAGTAAGCCGTCGCCAGGCCGTAGCTCAGCAGCGATTGGCGCTCAGTCAGGGTGAACCGCCCGCTGGCAGGGGCCGGGTCGATGCCCGGCAAACTACCGCTTTGCGTCGGCCGGCTGGCATCAGCCGAGATAAACACCGCCGTGCGCGCCGCCAACGCGGCAGCCTGCACCCAGGTGGGCTTAGGCACGCCGGCTTCCATCGCCTGGATGGTTATGTGTTGGTCATTACGCGCCTGACCGGCCGCCACCAGGGTGCCAAGGGTGCCGCGCTTAGCGCTGTAGACGTGGCCAAACAGTTGCTTCGACCAGGACCAACGGCCGACGCTGTCATCCATCGCGGACTTCCAAGCATCGAGACTAACCGTGTCCGTCCAGGGCATGCAAATGAACTCAAAAGGCTCATCGCCCAGCGCGGCCAATGCAGCCACCTGATCTGGGATACCGACGCCGGAAGCCATAGCCGTCGCCACTACGGTCAAGCCGGCCGGGGTCACTTCACCGCTCGACTTGCCCAGGCGGTTCAGCTGCAGACTGATGTCGTTGCCGCTGTCGCCTTTCCATTTGCACGTCAAGGTGACCACCCCGACCGCCGCTACGGCCGTCACCGGCAGATCCACCGCCGCGTTGATCTTCGCCGCAAGCGCCGCGGCAACCTGGGTTGGTGTCGCCGCATTGGCTACCGTCGCCTGTACCAGCACACCGCCGACGTAGAGGTTAATTAGCCCCGCTTCCGTGGCGGCGCCTGTTACGGTGACCGTGGCTGTCGCAACGGTGCCCGTGGCGTTTTTCAGGGGCAGACACCACACCTCACCGACCGGGTCGACCTGACGCCAAGCTTCGTACATGGCCGCCAGCATGGAGCCTTGACCGCCGATACTTTTGGCCAAGGCCAAACTCGGCACCAGCGTCAACACGCCGATCTCCACCCCGGCGGCTGCATCATTGACTTGGCCCACGATCAGCCGGCGCATGACCGAGGACGCGCTGTTGGCCGCCGAGTTGTCCATCTCCGCATAAAACAGCGGGACGCGCAGATCGGCCGGAACACTACTGAATCCAATAGGCATTACTGCCCCTCCTCAGTTTTCGGCGACTTGCTCGCCTTGGTCGATTCCTGAACGGTGACATCGCCATCAAGCTGACGGCGACGCCACCAGGCACTATCGGGAACGGCCCGGCCTTCCGCCGGCAACAGATCGCCAGCCTCCGGGTCGGGCACGGCACGGCCAGCGGCCGGCACCACAGTGATGCGTGGGGTCATGGGGTTACGTCTCCTGAGAATTTCATTTCGATGCGCCCATCCGGGCCGGGATGCTGCAGGTTGCGGTCTGCCGGGTCGATGCAGTCCATATTGACCGTGATGCCTCTGAAGCCGGGCAGACCGTCGATGTTGCGCTCATGCCAGGTTTCGGCGGGATCGCCCGGTCGATTACGCCCCAGCTGGAACTCGGCAATAAAGCTGTACTGGTACACGGTGCGCGCGCGGCTGATGTGCAGCAGCTCGCCTTTGACGTATTCGATGGGGCTGTAATCGGCGCCCGGCACCCAGCCCACCAGCGCCCGCCAGAGTTCGGCGCGCAGGTCGTGCAACGCGTCGCTCGCTGCCTGCCCGCGCTCGTCACCGGAGTCCAACACGATCACCACGCTGAACATATCGGTAATGGTCTGCTGCACGCCGTTCTGCGTCTGGTTGTCCCCGGCCATATCTGCCGCGGCAATCACGTAGGCGGCCGGAACCGCGAGCTTGGCGCTGTCGACCACCGCATCCCAATCAATGCCTGCGGTGACCCGCTGGGCAAAGGTCGGGCAATCTGCGCGCAGCTGCGCCACGAGAGGGCTCAATTTCATAGAGGCTCCAGAAAGCCAGGGCTCAGCCCAGGGCGGCCGCAAACGCGGCCGAGAGAATCGATTGCACCTGCGACGACGCATCCTGCAGGGCATCGACCATGTAGTTGTCGCGCGGCTTGATCCGCCACTCCCCGGCGGCACGTTCGGCCAAAGCCGCGGCCCGAACACCCTTGGCGCGGCGATTGGCTTTGCCCTGGCCGGTGCCCGGTGCCAACTTGCCGAGGCGCCTGCCGCGTTTCACCCCGTAATGCAGGAAGGCCGGGTAGTAGGTTTTCATCGCACTGGTCTTGCGCGGCGCGATCTTGACCATGAACCCCGAGCGCGACACCTTGGCGGTGATCGACTCCAGCGTGGTCCCGGTCCGACTGACCGGATAGCCATCCTGGCCCTTGCCCAACGCCAGATTCATCTGCGCGCGCTGAGTGACCAAGCGTCCAATCTTGCGCATGCCGCCGCGGATCTTTTTCTTGTCGAAGGCCTCGCGCTCGAATTGGTCGAAGCCTTCGATGTGCAGGTATCCCTCAAGCGAGCCGGAACTAGCCATAGATGCCTCCCCCAGTTTTTTCCGGCCCCAGCTCTTCAACTTCAAGCAAGGTGTACCGGCGTTTACCGTTCATGTCTGCGACCCTGCGCACGCGATAAATCGTGCCTCCGTGCACGACTTCATGCGACTCGCTCATGCCCTTCAGGTAATAGAAGGTCACCCTGTGAGTGATCTTGACGTCGGTCTGGACTCCAGTCGCATAAACAGCGGTGCCGACTGGCTCTATCTTCGCCCAACGCTTTTTCTCTTCGGTGAACAACGAATCAAGCCCTTGGTCCGGCGCCGGAATGTCCGACCTCAACCGCAGCGTGATACGCCGGTCCAACTCACCGGCGCTCGGCTCGCGCATCGCCATATTCAGAACCTCGGGGGGACGGTGATCTCTGCCACCAGGTGATCAAGAAACGTCGATGGCAGCTCGGCCAACGTCTGACCAACCAGAAACATTTCCGGATGGCGGTAGATTGTCGCTGCTGCCATCAACAGCCAGTTCCGTACGCCAGGGTTAAGGTCAAGATCGAGCGCTGCCTTATAGCGAATCCGGAGCCGACCAGCGGGCCGAGCTGCGGGGAAGGACAAAAAGCTTTCCCTCTGCTCTTGCTGTAACTCGAACGGTCCAGCCTGCTCGGACCATGTGCCATCGGGTTGCTGCGCGGAAATCGAGACAACCTCAGTGGCTTGCCCCACATCCAAGGCGTGCCCGCTTGGCCGATTGGCAGGCCATTCCTCTTCGTAAACGGCACCGCGAACTGCAGCGCCTGTTTTCGATTCGCACTGAGCGGTGACGCCTGGAATGATGATCTGCTCGATCAACGCCGGCTCCATGTCTTCCGGCTCAACCCGACACTGGAAAGCCACCTGTTCCAGTGTCAGGACCGGGTCGCCGAAGTACTCGATTCGACGGGCCATGGCTTAGGGCTTCGCTTCGTCGTCAGTACCGGTATTACCTTCGCCACCCTCAGCACCGTTTGGCGCAGCGTCGGACGTATCCGCGGGCGAATTTGCCGCGCCCGGTTCAACGGCATTTTTTGAAGCATTGGTTTTCGCTGCAGCAGTCTTACCTGCTTTCGGCTTTTCGTAGGCCTCAGCGAAGCCCTTGGATTTCAGGCCTTCAGCAACCTCTTCGTCAAACCCTGCCAACTCCTCAGCCGAGTAACCGCGCCAGGCTTTCAGAAACCGCACCACAACTTTATTGCTCATCGCATCGACCTCAGAAATGCAAAGCCCCGCCGAAGCGGGGCAAAAGGATTACATGCCAGCGCCCCACTTCACGGCGACGGCGACCACGATGCACTCCACGTGACGTGGACCGAAGTCATGCTTGGCGATTACCTTGACCAGGGTCTGGTCACGCTGGAAGGCGCTGACCATGTTGCCCTCGGAGTCCTTGTACGAGGCCTCATTACTGAACGAGATTGTCAGATCCATGTCCTCGCCGATCATCATGTCGGCGAAGTTCACGAAGTAGAATTCGGTCTCGTTACCGCCGGCGCCGAGGTTGACCGGGATCTGGTTGCTCAGACCCACCGGATAACCCTTGAACAGCCCCTGTTCGATTTCCGGATAGGCTTTGTTGCCGTTGCCATCACGCAGCGACTGCAACCAGCGGAACACGCGCGGATGCATCAACCAACCGCAGTCCTTCATCATCACGTTGGCCGTTTCGATGCGAAGCATCATGCCGCCGACGAACAGGTCGATTTTTTCCAGGGTGATGCCAGCGGTGTCGGGAGCTGGCAACACGTTGAACGCTTGTGCCCAGTAGCGCATCCCCTTGGGCAGCGTGCCCGTGCCGTCGGCGCGGATGAAGTGCAGGTCTTCTGAGAGCCCCATCGACACCGCCAGATCGTTCACGACAATGTCGTCAATGCGCGGACTGATACCGGCGTTGGCGATCAGGTCATTCGAGATAGGCACGATTGCTGCCGCTTTTTTCGCGGAAAGCTTCGTGTCAGCGAACGTCATGCCGGTGATCGGGATATCGGTTTCGGTACCGATGTAGGTCACGATGGTGTTGCCGGTGATTCGCGGCATGGTCAGGTTGCCATTGTTCAACGGCAGGCTTCGGGTACCCATCTTGCGCACAACCGACATGGGGCGCAGAGCTTCAATGATTTCGGTTGCGAAGTTTTGAGGAACCAACACGCCACCGGCACCCGGTGTCACGGTGCTCAACGCCATAGCAACATCGGTGGAATAACCACCCTGCTCTGCCATTTGAGCGGCCTGATGCTGATTGCCACCAGCAGCGGCCAGCAAACGAACCATCTGAGCCATGCGCACACCTGGCGCCTCAGCTGGACCCGAACCAGAGATATGACCTGGTGGTGGACCGGTGCGACCTTGCGCCGACTCACTGACCGGTACCGCACTCGCGGCGGCCATTCGCTCGGCCTGTTCGGCTCGACTGATTTTGTCAGTCAGCGCATTGAACTGAGCCTCCAGACTGGTGAATTGAGTCAGCTGCTCAGCCGACAGGGTTTCGCCGCTAGACTCAAGCTTTGCCAAAGCCTGAAGCGACTCATTGAGCTTGGCGCGTTCGCTACGCAATTGAAGTACAAGGGACATGGTGCCTCCTGGGCATAAAAAAACCCGCACAAGGCGGGCTTCGAACGACTGCCGCGAACGCGGTCAGATCTGGGTTTGAAAATTCAGTGCTGCCGCACGGACCGAAAGTCGGCCTTGCTGCCGGTTGGCTCGGCTCACTGCCACCGAGTTGGATAAATCATCGACGGCCTGTTGCGGGCTCTGCATGCGATCGGCGAGACCCGCTGCGATACCGGCTTGCCCTCGAAACAGGCCAGCCTCGGTGGCGATAACCTGCTGCACCGATAGCCCGCGGTAGTCGGCAATCGCATTGACGAAGAGCTGATAGCTCTCCTGCACAACATCGTTGAGATACTTGAGCGACTGGTCGCTCAACGGTTCGTGAGGGCTGAGGTCATTTTTGTGAGCGCCGGCAAACACAGTGGTTACCTTGACGCCCATGCCCTCTTCCATCTTGGATCGGTCCATGTGACTGGCAATGACGCCGATGGAGCCGACACCGCTGGTCTGGCTCACCACCAGTTCGCTACACGCGGCGCCGATCAGGTAGCCGCCACTGTAGGCCATGAAGTTGACGATGCCGGTGATGGGTTTCTGTTGCGCCATGGCGCGAATGTCAGCCGCCAGCTCGAACGCACCGACGGCAGAACCGCCGGGGCTGTCGATGTCCAGCACAATCCGCTCAACCATGGGATCTGCAACGGCGTTGCGGATCTGGGCACGCAGTTCCTCATAGCTGGTCATTGTTTCGCACATGCTGATGTGGCTGCCGCGACTGACCAACACGCCGCTAACTGGAATCACCTCGATGCCGGTACGCGCGATTGCCGTCCGACGCTCCTCTTCACGCTGAGCGATTCGGTCCATGCCGTCATCCGACCACAGGTTGGCAACGCCCTGACCACCGATGTTGACGATGTTCAAGCTCATTGCCTGGTTGGCCCAGCGAACACCGAGGTCCAACATGTCAGGCGTCACCAGCAGCGGCTGATTGAACAGCAGGCTGGAGGCTCGCAGGTAATTTTTCATTGCGCCAGAATCCTCTCTATTTCAGCGTGCTGCAGTTCGAGCTGCGCTCGCACGTTGGGGTTGGTCAAGTCAGGGGCGCCCTTGCCTGCGTCCACCATGTTCAGCGGTTGCAGGTAGATATCACCGCCAGCTACCGGAGGCATGTTCTCGAGCCGGCGGATGTCGTTGACGCTGAGCCAGCCCCACTGCCGACCGATGGCGTAGGCCTCATATCGACTCTTCTGATCACCGCGCAACAAGCCGGACAAGTTGAATTCGATGAAGTACTCGCGCCGGTCAGCGGGCAACAGGAAGTCGCGCATCATCGACTGCTCGTGACGCTTGACCCAAGGCAACAGGGCGAACACCACGAACTGAATCATCAGCTGCTCAAGGGTGTTGTAGTTGGACTTCTCCAGGTCGTTGACCATGGGCAGCGGGATCTTGTAAATCCGGGCAATGTCGGTACCGGTGGTTTTGAGAATTCCCAGCACCTCGGCATCCACGTTGTTCATGGAGACGGGCTTGAAGGTCATACCCTCTTGCAACAGCGCAACCTTCTTGGCGTTGTCCATACCTCCGAACTTCTGGCCCCACTGATCGACGATCTTGTCGATGCTGCCCTGATCCTTGATCGCCGGGGCTTCGCGCGGACGTTCGATCACACCTGAGACAGTCACACCGTTGGCGAAGCTTTTGCCCGTGTATTGCCGCACCGCCTGAGCCAAACCCAGCGATTCGGCGTGCACCTCAATCGGTGACAGCCCGACGTAATGGTTGGTGCTGAACCATCGAACGTGGTGGATCATGCGCATCGGCAGTGCTTCGCCGCCGCTGATCCGGTAATACGGCAGCATGTCGCCGCCCTTCATCACCTGCACCTTGTCGTTGCACAACGGCCAGAGCGCCACGACGTTTCCGTCATCCCGACGGTCAATGAAGCTGTAAGCGTTGCCCCGCAAGCCAGCAGCACCCTGCGTGCACTCCCGGTATTCATACGGCGTCTGAAATCCGTTCGGCTGGTACCGAAGGACGTCATACGCTGGATGGTTGATGGCCGCCTCACGCTGGCCTTTATCCAGCCGCCGGTACATCTCGCAGGGCAATTGCCCCATGGTCTCGGCTAGGAGCGTGACGCAGTTTTGCAGGATCGGCAGGCCCAATGCCGACTCGGGCGTAACCCTCACACCCGAGCTGTTGCGGCCACCTCCAAGAAGACCACGCCAAAAGCCACCGCCCGTTTCTGTCAGATTTCCGCGCCCCTCGCCGAGCACGCTTGAAAAGAACATGCTCAACCTCCTTGGGGTTTGGATTTGGCTTTCAGTGCAGCGGATGCGCGATCGGCAAGGAATGACCAAGCCATCAAGCCCAGGCCTGCGACGATGCAGGCAGCCGGCGTGCTGATCATTGCCACGCCGAACACCAGCAGCCCGAAGCCCAGCAGGCCGGCCAGCCATGAAAGGATGACCAATTTCATATACCCGCCCCTTCGTCGTAGATTGATTTGCCACTCGGGCCCGCAGCTTTGCTGCTGATTCCGACGGCCATGATGGATGCGACGATGCCGTCGATCCGACCGGTCGCCTTGGCCTTGTCGGCCTTTCGGTTGTTGGCTGGATCGGAAACGATCACCGCGTTGCCGGCACACCAGGTCATTACCGGGTTGCCGTCGTGACGCAGGGTTTCGACTGTCTCGCTTTCGATAACCTCCCAGTCAGCGGGATCAAGATCGATCACGTCTTGCTCAGGGCTCAGGCCCAGCAGGCGGCGCTCAAACTCATCTACCGCCGGCCCCATGTCCTTGTAGCCTTGGCCGAAGCCCACCATTTCCGGTAACGCGATGTCGTATTCGGACATCAGCTGCAGCAAGTCTTCGATGCGCCAACGGTCGTAGGCGATGCGCTCCACGTCGAAGTACGCACAGATGGTGACTAGGCGACGCAGCACATGCAGCTTACTGATGGCCCGGCCCGGGGTCGTTTCAAGATGCCCATCTTTAACCCACATGGCGTAGGGCACCTTGTCGCGATCCTCGCGCCCTTGCAGGTCGTCGTCCGGTATCCAGAAGTACGGCAGCAGCCGCCAGTGCGGATCGTGCGGGGCGGGCCAGAAAATCAGGACGAATGCAGTCAAGTCCGTGGTGCTGGCAAGATCGAGCCCGCCGACACAACGGCGGTTGCGCAGGAGCCGCATTGGCACGCGCTCTTCGGCTTGCTTCCAAACGCCCCAAGAAATCCACGGGGCATCGGCCTGCGTCCATTCGCAGAAGTTGAGGCGGCGCACCACCGACTCTTGAGCCGGCAACCCTCGGGCCGACTGGACCTGCTCACGTAGATACTTGCGGCCAGGGATCCCATCGCTTTGCCCTTCGGCGATGTAGTCGAGCGAGGGGTTGACCTTGGCCCAGCAAGCTTCGTCCTTGAATGGGTCGTCGCCTTCATCCAGCGAGCAAATGAACGCGAAAAAACTATCGTCATCTTCGATGGCGGCGCAGATCCGCACGCCCAGGTCGTGGTACTGACCGCAGACTGTCTTCTTGTCGGAACCACTGTTGGTGATCATCACCACCATGGCTTTGCGGCGGTTCTTGGTACCGGCGCGCATCATGTTCACGGTGGATGCGGTCTTATGCTCGTGCAGCTCGTCGAGCAAACCAATGTGCGGCCGCGGGCCGGACTTACCTTCGTCGGCGCTGATGGGCCGGAAAAAGGAATTGGTGCTCGGGTAGAACAGGTTCCAGACCTTCTCATCTCGACCAGACTGCACAAGTCGAGAGCGAAGTTTCTTCGACATGTCGACCATCGACACGGCATCACGAAACAGGATCATTGCTTGGTCGCGCTTGGTGGCAGCAGCGTAGATTTCGGCCCGCTGCTCACCGTCGGCCACCAACCCATAAAGGCCGATGCCAGCAACCAACGGGCTCTTGCCCGACCCTTTCCCGGTCTCTATGTAGCCGAGTCTGAAGCGGCGATAACCATCAACGGTCATCCAGCCGAACAAACTGCCGACGACAAAGGCTTGCCAGGGCGCGAGCATGAAAGGCATGCCCTCGTAGTCGCCACCGTTGAGGCAAAGGACATCTTCGAAAAAGCCGAGGGCGCGATTGACGCGCTCAAGATCCCAGACCAAACCGCGAGACGGGCCGTGCTCAAGATCTCGAAGGTGGCGTTTACAGGCGTTACGGACGTTGGGGCCGGCGACGATTTCGCCAGCCAGGACGGCGTGGGCGAAGCCAGTGACTCGGTCGTCAGCTGAAGTACTTGTCTGCGGCGTCTCGTTGGGCATTTGGGAATAGATCACCTTGCGGGGCCGGGGCAGTTTTCAGGTTGCGCCGGGACATTGGCGACATGCCGAACTGGGCGCCGGCAGCATTGGCACGCTTCTCCGCGTCGTTCGCGAGCTGCCGAAGGACGTGCATCTGTTGCGCGCCGGTCTTGAAGGTCTGGATATCGCCGCCCAATTCGTCATTGGATTCAGCGTTGCGCTTGGTGATCAGGCGCTGGTAGCGGCGCCAGTCGGCCACGGCCTGGCAGTAGGTGGCCAGCGCCATCGCGTCGAGCTGTGAAACGATGCCCAGGGAAATCAGCGCGGGGATCAGTTCGTCCCACTCGGCGATTGCTTCAGCAGACAAGACATCGGGTCTTGACGGCGCGCCCACCGGTACGGCCGGTTGCGCTACCTGGGCGAGCAAGTCATCGATATTTTCCCGCCCCTTATTTCCCTGCAAAATTTTGAGCGCCACCGGAATTCCGGGGCGCCCTGAGTTTCCATTTCCGGCCATAAAACAACCCCCTACCTATTGATACCCCCCCCTCCCTCATTTTTCCCGACTTTGCGAAGCGAGGGGGGCGAGCGGTCTAGAACGAAGTCCGAAAGAAGTTTTTCACCCCCCCTACCCTCGGGGTGGTGCATTTTTTTGACGCGCCGGAGGGTGCTGGTCACCGATTCCAGTGGTGGCCCGGGTCGACTGGCCTGCCGTCAGCACCGCAGCCAGGGAGCCGGCCGCTCTTCTCCATGCGCTGCTTGGTGGAGTCGTGGCAGAACTTGCACAGGCTCGCCCAGTTCTTCGGGTTCCAGAACAACTTCCATGCGGCCTTGATGCGAACCGGATCGCCACTGTCCTTGGCGTCCTTCAGCTTGGGTGCAATCTTGTGGTCGACGATGGTCGCAGCCACCGGCCGCTGATCCGTCGAACACATGGTGCAATAGGGATGTTCACGCAGGTGGCCATCGCGGGACTTCTGCCACTTGTAACCGTAACCGCGCGCAGCGCTGCTACCACGTCGATCATTGTTCTGACTGGACATCGGCAGGCGCCTCATTCACACCGAGGCGCTTTGCGACCCAGCGCTCATACAACCCAATCGCGACATCGGCACCGGCCATCGCGGTCAGGCAACCGACCGCACCTGCCGTCCAGACCGACAAACCGGCTCCGATCATCAGCATCATTGCCGACACACCGCAGACGATGCAGGCACCCGAACGCAGAGCCAAACGCCGCAACAATGCCCAACCGCGCGCGCCGTCTTTATCGGCCCGCCACATCTCGCCTGACACGCCGCCGACCAAGGCCAGGACGATCACTAACCAGATTGGCATCTCTGCCAGCGCTTGCTGCTCGTTCGTCATCGCCCTACTCCATAAACGCAAAAACCCGGCGCAATGGCCGGGTTTGGTGTGTAGTGCCTGCCGCTCTCTGCGGTCGCACCTATCGAAGATGGGTACTTTTTACAGGTGGATTCCGGTGGCAGCAAGCAAGTTTTAATGCCATGGATCAATATGGGTGCAACGTGGGTATGACGTGGGCACAACGTAGGGACAACACATTCAATCGGCTATCGCTTCTGGTACATCGTCCTACCTGTCCCACTATTCAGAGTCGAAGTAGGACAGCTACAGGCGCCTAAATTCGGGGCTCTGCCCTACTGTCCTACCTTATTTAACTTTTCCTTGTGTATAGAGAGAAAGCTAAAAGCACGCGTGCGCGTCATGGACGCGACTACATGCCCGCTATGCTTACGTGTGCATGGTGCGGGCAAAGGTTGGACAGTAGGACAGCCCAGCAATGGCGCGGCCTGCACTTGTCCTACTGCGCTAAGTGGCAGTCGGACAAGGCCGGACAGTAGGACAAAGACGGACGGAGTGAGACCAGGAGTCATGCAGCCTTCCCCAGCAACAGGCTGTAGATGTGCAAGTGCGCTTCGTGCAGACGCTGATAGTAGGTATCGCGCCCACAACCACAATTGGCATATCTAAGGCGCATGCCGGTGTCATGATTGCAGTAGTGCTCGCGGACGACCTGTTCATGCAACGGTTCGAGGTGCTTAGTCACTATCAGCTCAATATCCAGCGAGCCCTCCAACGGAGCTCGAAACGCCCGCCGTCCACGAATCAACTGCCCATTGCTTTCCATCATCATGGCGACCATGTTTCCCCCAGCGAGTCCGCCCTTAGTGAAGTCGCTGTGCAGCTCCTGAGCCCACGTCTGCAGGCGTGCATCGATCTCTTTAATCAAAACACGGCTCCTCAAACCCATCCTGTACAAGAGCAGTTGCCCTTCCCCAGTCATCGGGCTTCTTATACGCCCAAGGCCGTACGCCGCTCTTGGGCAGTGCTGGTTGCCGGACCTTACGCCACCCCAGCCGGTGCATGATTGCTCCGACTCGCATTTGCTCAGGCTTGCCCCAATGGCCGAAGTCCAACTTCAACGCACCGGAGAGTATTTCGCTGCCCGTGGCGGTCTCGCCGATCTGCGACTCTTCCAGCCAGGAAAGGATTGGACCTTCCCACTCATCGACTACAAATCGCTCCTCTTGAGCCTGGGCAAACAGCGGCGCCTCTTCCCGGATGACCCACCAGATATCACCGGCCTCATAGCAAAACATCGCTTCAGCCCAGAGCTGGTCGCGGATTTCTCGAAGTTGCTCCAGGTCCACCTTGGTACACGCCACCGGCCAATAGCGACGGTTGCCCGTGGCATCCTTGAGGTACTCGTCCTGGTTCGTGGTACCGGCGAACACACACTGGCGTGGCACGTCCATAGATCTGCGGCCATAGCTTTCGCGGTAGGTGTCGGTGGAGGCCGAGAAAAACTGCTTGGCCTTGGTCGACTCGGCTTTGTTGAAGCTGTCCAGTTCCCCCAACTCAATGATCCATTTGCCGCGAATGGCCTGAAATGCCTCCTTGTCACCGAGGGTGAAAGGAGTATCCATAAACCATTCGCCACCCAGGATGCCCAGCGCTGTGGATTTACCGGCGCCTTGCGCGCCTTCAAGGATCATCACCGAGTCCGCTTTGCAGCCCGGTGACATCACCCGCCCTACCGCCGATACCATCCAGCGTTTACCGACCTTACGGCTGTAGTCAGTTAGCTCTACACCCAATATGTCGGTCAACCAGGTATCGAGGCGCGGCACTCGGTCCCATTCCAGCCCCTCCAAGTACTTACATACTGGATGAAAGGAGTTGTCGTGAGCTACGACGCTGACAGCCTCGATCACATGAGAGGTTTTAACTCGCAGGTTGTACTGCTGCGCAAGCCACTTCATCACCCGCATATCATCAATGTCAGCCCACTCGCCCAGGGTGCCGCCGTATGGGGGAACGCGTAGCTTGACGATCTTGGAACTGAAGGAGCTGAAGCCAATCACACCGGCCCAACGCTCGTCGTTGCCCAGAATCAGCTCAACGTTTTGCATATGAGCGATTAGAGAGCCGTTTTCAGTGCGGGCAAACATATCCTTCCAGCCGCCAGCTGCAGGAGGCTTAACCACCGCAAGTACTTGGCGGCGGACAGACTCCAAACCTTCAGCAATGTGCAGATCGTTGAAGTCGGTCCACTTAATTTCTCGCTCGCCGGAAAAGACCGGTGCGACCACTTGGCCACCGACGATCAACGCGGCGTTGTTGGCTTTTTCTTCACCAGGGTTCCAAGAGTCACCATTGGGCCGTTTGGTTTTCCAGTCATCATCCCGGCAGATAATCAGCGGACAACCGGGGAAACGCTCACGCATGGCCTTGGAAACTGGCAGCAAGTTGCCGGCGTCAAATGCGATAGCGACCGTGAGCGAGGTCGCCATGTGCAGGCTAGCGCCCGTGGCGTAACCCTCACACACCAGCACTGGCTCACCCGGCTCAGGGTGCGGACCAATCAAATGGAAAGCGCCCTCTTTCGACATACCATAGGGCCAATAGGCTTTGTCGCGACCGGTGTCTTCTTGCTTTGCCGGGAAGATCACCTGCAGGCCGACGATCTGATCCCGCACGTTGCACATAGGCACTAAAAATGCGCCGGTACGTGGCGCATAGCGAACCTTGAACCCAACGATCTGTTTTCGATCCAAGTAGGCGCTCTTGCCCTTTTCCGGCATGCGATTGAACAATCCCGCCGCACGGTTGGCTGCTCGCCGTGCGGCGTTGGCCGCTACCTCAGCGGCCTTACGCTTGGCGTCTTCCTGCCGAGCGCGCATGACTTCACGCTCTTCCGGACTCATGCGTCCGGCCTTCACCTTGATTTTTTGGGTTTCACCGGACCGCCAGTCACCGAAGCTACCAAAGATCAGCGTTTCGTTTTTTTCGGTGCGGTGCTCATGGACCACATACCAGCCGTTTTTTTCCTTGCCCTTGTCCTGTGAGGTCTTGCAGCGGGTGAGCTTACCGAAGGTCAGCGGCTGCTCAGGCTCAAGGCCGTAGTCTGCGAATTGATTCAATACCTCATCGAGCATGACGGGCCTCCCGCGCTTCAGTGACGGACTGACAACTCAAGCATTGGGTGCAGCCCTGTTGAGCCACTCGACGCATTTCTGGGATAGGCTCTTCACAGTCCTCGCAGAATAGAAACGAATGCGCAGCCAATGCAGGCTTGGCGGCGTTCCGTGCAGCTAGCGCCTGATCAAGCCGCTCCTGCACCAGGTCATTAGCAAAGTCCGCGATGTCAGCCATGGTCTGCACCCCGCGTTGTCTGGTTGACGTACGTGGCGCGGTTGAACATCCCCAGAAGCCCTTGAATGCCACGAAACACCTGCAGGCGAATCTCGGCCAGTTCGCGATCCGTCACCACACCGTCACCAATGCTCCTGGCCCAGGTATCGGCCAGATCGGCCACTTGCCGGAAGTACTCAGCGATACCGGTGGTCAAGGTTTCTGGCATGTCGTTGGTATAGGCCTCGGCCAGCTCCTGCCAGGTCGTATCGCCGACCAGCGCATGCACCGCATCAAGAATGCGGCGATCCTTGGTCAGTTCGAGGATTTCGCCAAACTCTTGAATGTTCACAGAGTGACTGGGGTGCGTAGGCGAGAGCTTGTGCTGCAGAGTTGTGGGATTGCGGCCGGTGGTGGCGGCGATGGCAGCAGCACCACCAGGGTAGTCCCGTGCGGCGTGATACAGCGCCAAATCGAGAGGCAGGACTTCCCGCTTTGCTCGATCAACGCAATTTAGAGCGATTCGGCTCATGGCATTAATCCTTATAAGTTGCCAGTGCCGCGCGGCGTGCAGTGGTGATACATTTGCCGCGTGGCTTGAAAGGGCCCAAAAGCCGGCGAGGTCCGCAAGACCAACACCGGCACCGTGCCGAGGCAAACGATCCGTCGTTCACCTCTGGCGCAACAGCTGCTCTATCTGTGGTGGAAAAAGCAGCAACCCAAGGCATCCATGCCTTGGTAGCGCATAAAAGATCGGCGGTTTTGCATGTGGTGTGCCCGCCTATCTTTACTGCGACCCGACATCACTGTGGTGGTGTGTGCCGGGAGAAACTGGGCGGCCCTTGGGTCGCCTTTTTTCTAAGTGGACTTCGGCTTCTGCGGCGCTGCTGCCTCAAGCAACCAAGCAGATTCAAATGGGTTTCCATTCTGCCTAGCTGCATTAGCTAAACGCTCTGCGTAGTTGGTTTCGCCGGTATAGTCAGTACGAGGCAAGCACCCAGCTAAGCGCCATTTATTCAATGCTTGATAGCTTCTTCCGCAAGCCTTTGCAGCAGCACCGATACCTCCAACAGCTTCGAAAGCGAACGCGATTGCGTTCGGAAAATCAACGGGCTGCAGCATGGCAACCTCCATTTATCAACTCGGAGTTGATATTATAGATCAACTGACTTTTGCGCAAGGTTCGTGTAACTCTCAACTCATGGTTGATAAAAACGAATTACGCGCAGCTTTCAGCAAGCGCCTACATGAAGCCCTAGACGATGCCGGCGTTCGCAGCCGGGGTCGCGGGGTGGACATCCACAAACAACTGAAATTTGTGGGTGTGGAGAAAACCACTCAAGCCATTAGCAAATGGTTGAACGGCGAAGCGATGGCTGAAGCCGATAGCATGGCCGCACTCTGCTCATGGCTTAAGGTGCGTCGCGAATGGCTGGAATATGGCGTACTCCCCAAGGAACAAGAAGGTACAGGGAACGTACATCAGCTTCGGGTAGGGGATCAGAGCAATGTCAGTGGAATGCTTGAGCGCTTCGGAAAGGTGCCTTTGATTTCATGGGTGCAAGCAGGAGCCTGGAACGAGGCGATCTCAAATTTTGAGCCCTATCACGCGGACAGCTGGCTATCTTGCCCTGTACCCATCAGTGAATGTGGCTACGCATTGAAAGTTTTAGGCGACTCAATGACGAATCCAGGACCTGGGCGGAGTTACCCGGCCGGTTGCATTATCTTCGTCGATCCCGAGGTAGAAACCCACACTGGAGATAGAGTCATCGCTAGGGTTCCTCGAACAAATGAAGTGACGTTTAAGGTTTTGGTAGCCGACGCCGGCCGCCAATATTTGAGACCGATTAATCCGCAATACCCAATTATTGACATTACAGAAGAAACTCACATTTGCGGAAAAGTCGTTGGGGCGTTCATGCCCGAATGATTCGGTATCGTCCCGAAAGTCCGCCAATCTGATAAATCAATCGACAGTTGACATAAATCAACCTGTAGTTGATATTTGCCTCACTCTCCCACCACAGAGCGAGGCAACACCATGCACACCACAGCATCCCTGCACGTCCACCCGACCGTCGCTGACCTGAACCGTGTTTTCGAGGTGCGGCGATTGGCCCGCGACTTCGGCTGCATCTTCTTCCTCAGCAAAACCAAACCAAAAGCCCGCACCACTCCAGCCCCCTTCGATCCTAACGATGGAGGCCGGGCAGCATGAGCAAGTTCAAGATCGATAACCGCACTCTGACCTTGCTCAGCGCTCAAGTGAACCTGAGCGAGACCTTTTCCCATACCCTGCGCTCGACACCACAGCGCGTGGCGCTGCCGTTCCGGCTGAAGGTTGAGCGCAACCAGGTGGACAGCACATTCACCGTTGAACTGGGCTGCGAACGACACACGCTAACTCTACCCCACGGCACCAAAACCCATCTCAAGTTGGCCGACTTCATCGAAGAAATCGCCAACGGCCCAATCGACTCGACAGCCGAACTGCCCCCACAACTCCATGCCGAACGCCAATACGGCGTTTTCAGCGCCCAGCAGCGCGAGCAGGTTTTTGGTCTGGTTTGCATTGGCGGCTTTCTAGATCTGGACCTGGGTTTCGAGCTTCCCATCCGCCTAGCAGTGCACCGAACTCGGACACGCACAGGCGTCACTGTCGTCATGAGCATCGGTGTGAAGAGTCCCCGCACCAAGTGCTTCACCGTGTGCGGTACAGACGTTGAGATGTACGAAAAGATCTGCGAATCCATCACCCACTTGGCTGCGCTGGCAACACCCGCCGCGCATGCAGCATAAGGAGGCTGCCATGGAGCGCAATCTCGAAAAAACCGCCAAGTATTTTGGTATCACTCGTACCGTACTGATCAAGCTGATGCGTGAAAGAGGGCTTCTCACCGATAGCCGCTTGCCGGCATTTCCAGTTCGTGACCGCGAATACCTGCGCGTGAAAGACGGCAGCTGGTTTCACCACGAATGTGGGATGCAGTACAGCCAGTCCACCCGGGTGCGACAGGCCGGCATCCCCTGGCTGGCCGAGCAACTGGGTCTCGATCTTCCTGCCATCCCGGCAGACCAACGTGACGTGGCCTAGGGAATACGCCCGCCAGATCATAGCCATGCGGACACGAGAGGAGCGCAACGCTGCGCTTCTCGAAGTGCCTGAGCATCTGCGGGAATTGACCAAACGCCACTGTCTGAATGCGTGGAATCACCCTTCAAGACTTAAACGCAAGGAGGCCGAGTAAGGCTATGAACGACACAACCCAAACTCCGCTGCGACTGCTCTCTGCGCCGGATAACTCCACCATCGAAATGCTGCATGAGCTCTTCGGCGACGTGCTTATCCCCCTTGAAAAGCTGCGCGCGCACTACTTCAAAAACCTCAATGA